GAGTATCCCCCGGCGACGAAGCCAGCGGGGCCGCCGTAGACGACGGTTTGCCAGTTCCCAGCGGGGATGACTCGGGGGGTCCAGATTTGGCCGTCCCATGAGGTGCCGACAAAATTGGAGCCCAGACCGACGAACAGGTTGGCACCGTAGGCGAGCCATAGATAGTCGCCGCTTCCGAGGTCTGACAGGTTTGGGACGGGCTGGAACCGCGTTTGGTTCGATTGACCGTTGGCGTTGCAGACGAAAACCGCCAAGCTGTAGAGGTGGTGGATGTTTCCGCAGTTCGGGCAAATCGCGCTGAAATAGTTCGAGGTGTCGGAACCGTTGCGGGGGTAGACCGTCAGCAGCGGAGGGTTCGGAGGCAGAGTGTAGCCCTGCTGGCTTCCGATTGGCTGAGAATCAATTCCACCGAGAGGCCCGAGCCCTACCCATCCTGGCATTTTTTCACCTATTCCTTTTCGTTCGGTAAGTTCGGGCCGAGTTTTACCCCGGCCCGTTTCTCAGTTCAGGAGGGTCACTTCGTACTGTTCGACCGTGATGCTGTTGGACACGGCGGACCAGGTGCCGTACAGGGACAGCTTCTGGGTCGCGGTGGCATCGACGCCCGTACCGGCGGCAATCGCACCCGAGGCGGGAAGCATCTGGGTGCAGACGGCCAAGAGTGCGGTTGAGGTGACAAACACCCCAGTTGCGACGAAGGTGGTCGAGGTGCCTGCACCGATGGCACGGCATTCAGCCACGATTTCAAGCGCCCATTTCTGAGCGGTCTGGCTGGCGATGAAGGTGATCGCGCCGAAACTCGCGTTGATCACGGTCGCGCCGAGCTGGAGGGCGAAGGTCATCGTGTTCGAGCCGGAGGTGGTCGAGGCCACGCCGGAAGCCTTCACGCGGAATTTCTGCCCGATGTAGAAGAACTGGGCGGGAAAGGTGAAGTCGGCGTTGGGCACGAGGTCGGTGGCCGAGGCGGCGGTGACGGCGGCGGCGGTTGCGGGCATCGAGTACAGGGTCTGATTCCAGGTTTGCAGGGCCATTTTGGGCTCTCCTTTTTTCTTTTCTGAGCTAGGCCCGAACGGCCTTGCCTTCGCGGATGTATCTTTCGAGCGTCGATTCGTCGATCAGTTGCGTTCTCACCAAGTCGTTTTGTCCGCCCTTGGCAAGAAGTTTGAACGACCCCTCCCGGTTGAAAACCAGGTCTGACCGCTGGTCAACCCAGCGGAAGGTCAGGAAGGGCCGTCCCTTTACGTCGATCACGTCGCGACTCCGGGGGTCATGAACCCGAAGGCGTCGGTCTGGGTCGTGGCGAAAATCGGCGCGGTCTGGACGCGCATGGTGATCGACTTCTTGTCTTCGCTCTTGTAGGCGTCGACGTAGAACTGCTGAGGCAGGACGACGTTGCCGGGGTCCTTGATGTTCATGGGGAGCGGGGGGCTCATGGGGTTGAATCCGAAGCGTTGCATGATCTCAAGCTGTTCCTGGGGGGTGTCGTCGATGCGTTCGGCGGGTCCGAAGAACCGGTCGGCGCGGGCCTGGCTGGAGAACATGAAGGTTCCCGCGTCGTTGAAATACTTGGTGAACACGTTCGAGCTGTTGGTGTAGCCGTAGGGAAGCACGAAGACCGTGAACACGTAACCCTTGGGCGTTCGCAGGCGTCCGTAAGGCATGAGCCCAGCGGCGACGTATCGGTCAAACTCGGGTCCGGCAGTGAAGTCGGTTCCGAACTGGAGGAGGTCGAAATACAGCTTGTTGGCGTAGTTCGTACTGACCTGGCTGTTGGCCTGGAGGTAACGCATCGTGACGCCGCCCATAACAATGCCGTCGGGCATGAGCTTGCCGTTTGCGAGCAAGGCATCGGCAAGGGCGTCGATGTCAGTCAGCGGGGTTCCGGCGGCGTTGCCCCAGCCGTGGGTGAGACTCGGGGAGTTGCCCGAGTTGCGGCGGTAGTCATAGATGTTGGTCGTGGTGTCGGCCAGACTCTGAGCCGACTGGACGCCCAGGGTCAACGACTGCCATGCCAGCACTTCCTGGAGGCGTACGGTTCGGCGCACGAGCTCCAGGTATGCGCGGCGGCCCAGTTCCCGGAGGCGTGCAGACTTGTCCAAGCCTTCGTAGGGGCCTTCTCCGGGGAGACGGGCGTTGAGCTGGTGGCTTCCGATGTTGAAGATTTCTTCGATGAGGGGGAACTGGCGGCTGGTGGTAGAGACCTGGCCGATTTGCGCGTCCTGGTGGGTGTTGCCGAAGCCGACGAACTTGCCCGCCGTGCCACGGATTCCCATGTTGGCGAGCTTTTCGTTGCCTCGGGAGATGTCGATGTCGATGTCGATCGCGTCGGGACTGAAAATCGTGTACGAGTTGGTTTCGGGCCGTCCGAAGAAGGACTGGGCGGCGGTGCGTTCGGTGATGTAGGCTTTTTCGTCGAAGAACGAGGCATAGTACCTCGAAAACATATCGACTTGAAGCGGGGTGCCGTTGAAAGCCATTTTCTATCTTTCCTTTCCCGTTTCCGGGGTCCTAGTTTTCGAGGTTGTCGAGGGCAACGATGGGTTCGAGGAACATTCCGCGCAACGCGAGGAAGGCTTCGGCGGTCAGATTGAACATCTGTCCGACGCTGATCGGGGTGGTGAAGGTGTTGGCCGACAGGACGCCGGTGGAGCCCCTGTCAAGGACAAGTTGCGAGTAGTCCAGGGCACAGCCGTCGCCGCCGTGCATGATCTGGGCTCCGGTCACGTCAGCAGTCGCGAGAGCCGCCGCTGTGACGCCGCCGTTGCTCATCAGTATTCCCAAGGGGAGCGCCTTGCCGGTGGTGTCGGTCAGGGTGTTGGAAACCCAGGGAACCCACTTCCCGGTGCTGGCGATCTGACTCATGACGGTGAACTGGGCCAAGGGAACCGTTCGGGCAGCATCGGTGAGAAGGGTCTCGTTGTCTTTGATGAACCCCATCCCGTGGAGGATGACGGGGAACGAGTTCGAGTCGGCGCGGGATTGAAAAACAGACATTTCGATCTCCTTAGAAGGTGAGCCCGGCGGTTACCGGCTCTTCGGTGGCGAACACGGTGACAACAGCCGTCAGGGCCATCGCGCCGTTTGACAGGAAGGGGAAAAACGCGGTTCCGGGGGCGATCACGATTTGACCCGCGATGTTGAGGTCGAGGGCGAAAAGCGGACCAGCGGCAAACGCGCCGCCAGCACTCAGACCCCAGGACTCGACGAACGTCGGGGCGGTCGTGACGCTGACCGTCGCAGGGGCGAAGTTGATCAGTGAGGCCTTGCCGTTTCCTCCGACGAGGCGGTTGGTTGCGGCGGCGGCGGTGAAGCTCACCACGGGGGCGGCGGTTCCGATCTGAGAACCTGCGTTCCTGATGACACCCCAGCCCAGCGAGGACAGGATCACGGTGCCGGAGACGGCTCCGATCATGAGGCGCTGGATTCTCAGGTTGACGCCCGACCCGGCAGGGTTCCAAAGCATCATCACCGGCGAGGTGTCGGCGGCCTTAGCCAGGACACCGGCGGCGGCGGACGAGTAGCTGAACGCCATGCCCGAAAGCACCGCGTCGCGTTCACCGCTGATGATCGAGATTCCGCCGGGGCCGGTCTGGCCGTAGACCGGAATGGTGGGGAAGTTGACCGACATTATGCGGCCCCCTTGTCATGGGCGATGAGCTTGGCGTTTTCCACCTCGGCGGCGAGCGCGGCGGGGAAGCCTTTGGCGGGAACGTGAGCCTTGAGGAAGGCAACGTCGATGCCGAGTTTCTTGGCCTCGGCTTCGATTCCGGCGGCGATGGCTTCGAGCTGTGCAGGGGTTTCTTTGCCGGCATGGGGCGCGGCGGCCTCGGCGGCGATGGCGGTCGCTTCGGACATGGCGTCGACGCTGTTGACGATGGCCTCAAAGGTCGAGACGGCCATGGTCCCGTTCAAGGTTTCGAGCGCCTTGGCGACGATGACCTTGTTTTTCTGGTAGACTTCGGACGCGAGAATCGCCCCCACTTTCTGGGCGGTCAGTTGAGCGGCTTTTTCACCTTCGGCGCGGGCGGAGGCCAACGCCTGAGTATAGGCGGCCTGGGCGTCGGGGTTTTCGGCCAGGAATGTCTTGAGATCCATGGTTTCCTCCGGTTTTCTTGGTTCCGCTGATGCGGACGGTTTCTGTTTTTGGGTGGCCGTCAGAGTAGCGGCGGCGAGTTCGGACCACATCTGACCCGTGAGAGTGGGGACGCCCTTAGGCAGGATCTTGTCGATCATGCCTTTCGACATGCCAGAGGGAGCGGTTCCGTCGAGGTCTCGGGAGACAAACACATCCCCGCGTCCGTAGCCTTGGGCCACATAATCGGCGCTTACACCCCGTCCCTCGGCGATGCGGGCATGAAAAAGGCGTTCGTTGGCGTCAATCAGACCCTGAATCGCCACAGCCCCGGCTTCGGTAGCCGGGTCGGCATTTTTGAGCGGGGCATTCTTGGAAACAAAGGTTCGTCTCGTGACGCCGACCCTTTCGCGGAATTTGGAATCATCAGTGAATTCGGCCATGACGCCGATGGATCCGACCGAGTTGAAATCGGACGAGGAGAACAGGTTACCAGGGCCGACGGCGGACCCTAGACCGTATGCGGCGCTGGCCATCATGCCGCGATTCACGGCGGCTTTTTGGCCGGAGAAGCCCCGAACGGCTGACCAGGCATCGTCGAGGCCTTGGATGGAACCGCCTGGACTGTCGAGGTTGAGGGAAAGGGTTTTTGCGCCCGAGGCTTTTGCCTTGTCCACTGCGCCGACTATTGCCTTGTAGCTAGTTCCCTTGACTCCAAAAAACCTGGCGATGGGGCTGGGGCCGTCCGGAGTCAGTACCCCGGTGATGTTGAGCGTCGCGTTTCCCATGCCGTCGAGGTCAAGGATGTCGTCGATGTCGCCGTCGGGATCGTCGTCATTGTCCAAGTCCTTGAACGCCAAAGGGTTCGCCCCGTAGAGTTGCGCGGCGGCGTCGATGTCGTCGAGGTACTTTTCAAGGGAGCTTTGAACGACTGCCCACAGTGTCATGAGTTCAACCTAACCCACGGGGTGCGGAATACGCTAGGACGAACGTATACGTTTTTCATTGGAGGCGGTCCAGGTACTGACGGCAGTCGGGGCAGTCGCATTCTGAGTGCTCGTGGTGAAGAAAATAGATTTCTTCGAGGGACTGTGTCGGCGGGACTGCCAGCCGTTCACGTTCGGCCTGTTCTCGGCGAGCCTTTAGAAGTTCTGGAGCAAGTGGTACGTGGTATCGAGGCGGGCTGCTGTAGTTCATGACAACCCCTCTACGGCCTTGAGGTATCGACCCTCGTCGTGGACGTTTGGATCGCCAAGGAACCACTCCTTCGGATCTCCGATGATGGTTTCGACGCCGACGTGCCGATAGTTGAAAAACCACGGAGGGAGCTTTACTACGGGGTCACATGACAGCGTGTACCGCCGAACGGGATGGCCAGGGTATCGATCGGTAGCCCGGTCGAACTCTCGGGATGACCGCCACGAGTAGACGCGGGGAGATGCGAACACGACAGCCTCGGCGGAAATCGCTGGGAAGTTTTCTACGATGTCGCGCCAGGCTAGGACCGCGTGGGCGGACCCTTGAGAGAAGCCCGTCAGATAGATTTTTTTCGGAAGATGCTCGATGATTTGGGCGCACACCTCGGGGCGGAGAGATAGATACTCTTTCACAAAACCGGCGTGGGCTTTGTATTTCTTCGATCCCACCGAAAGGGATTTTTTCCACGCCTCCAGGTTAGTACGCCAGTCTTTCGATGGGGGCCAGATAGTTCCCTTGGTTTCGTAAAAGCCGATGACCATCACATCACCCGAGGCATAGACTGTGAGGGTTCTTGTTTCGTCGTTGAGCACAAAGACAGTTACCAAATCCGGGGTTAGGTCGTGGCCAAACGCGGCCTTCAGGAGTGTGGACGGTGTCATTTTACCCACCCGAGAAGGTGCGCCGTTTCAAGGGCCACCGCTCCGATACCAACCCCGACGGTGCCCCAGATCAATTTTTGCGTTTCCAAACTCATGATTTTATTTTCCGCCGTTGTTTTGTAGGTCTGAAAGTCCGTTTTGGATTTGTCCAATGAGGTCTGTAAGTCCGAGGCTGTCGAGCCGAGCCGCGTCAACTCCTGAGCTGACAACTCGGCCTTGTCCGATTGACTGGCCAACTCCGTTTTGAACTGCGTCAACTCGTCCTGCGTTTTTTGCAAGCCGGTCTGCAAGGTCTCGATTTGACTTTGTGAGTCCGTCAACTTGAGCGTTAAGGCTATCGACAAGTTTTTGGCTTTGAGCGTAATCACCTGCAACTGCTCCAGCTTTTGCGCGTAGGTCACCGAGTTCGCCTGCGTCCATCCAGGAACGCAGACCAAAACCCAAAACAAGGCCAGCACAAAGAAAAACCAGCCATTGGAACCACGGATTTTTCCACACATCAGGACTCCTTTTGAAACTGCCAAGCTTTGGCACCTGTTACAATCGTGATGAGTCCGACGCCGGAACCGAGAACCAGCGGGGCGTCGGGTTTGGACGTGAAGAGCCAGCCATAGAGGGCGGCAAGGATGACCACGGCACCAATTCCAAGGGTCGCCAACATGGTCACACGCATGGACGAGACGACGCCGGGAGACTGCTCGTAGACCTTGACGGGCGGTGAGATGGGGTCGCTCATGGTTTGGGCCACCTGGAATCGACGAGGGCCTGGAGGGTTTTGGTGTCCTCGGGCGTCATGTCGTCGGAGAGTTTGAAGCGGGTCAAGAGTGTTTCGTGGTAGATCGGCGCGGCCTTGATTTCGGCGAAGGTTTTGAAGCCCCGGTAGGCGTCGAGCTTGTCGAGGAAGTGGAGGTCAACGTGTTTGAAGTCGAATCCGTGAGCGGCTATGTGGTGGTTTGGTTCGGGCTTGCCTTCTTCGGTTTCGCAGAGGCCAAGGAAGATCCGCTGATCTGAGGCGAGCCAGACGCGGTCGATTTTGACAAGGTACTCATACGGGATGAGGTGATGGGCCTGGGTTGCGCCGGTCGATCCGCAGACAGCACACGCGGGATTGTGGCGAAGGTAGAGAGCCTGAGCTTCGGATACTGCGGCGGGTCGTTTGGGCTCTTTCATGCAAAAATCCGCTTGTTTTGGAGGTAGCCATACTTCACGGTGTTCGATTGGCCGAGGGGATCAAAGGCCACCTGACCATGGCCGTCACCGGCTACGAAATGGTCATGCATGGCGTTGCCCATTCCGGCAGGCGTGTCAGCGGCCCGATGGAAGTGCAGGATCTCGAATCCGCTGGCATCGGGGATAGCGTTGTTCTCGGCCTTGGTGACGGATTCGACGGCCAAACCAGCCAAGTTGGCAAGCCTGACAGGGTCCTGAACAAAGCATTCATCGCCTAGAATTCCGGTTTTTTTGGCGGCGTTGAAGATGGCCAGGACTTTTGTAGCGTCAAACTTACTGCCGGTTTTCCGTTCGGCATGGAAAAGGACGCTCGTGAAATAGCATCCGAAAATATGGATTTCCTCGGGCAATGCGGGATCGGTCTGGTAAATCACGGTTTTGCTCCCCCCGTCAAAAATCCCATTTTCCAGGTGATATAGCACAACAGTAGCGTCGGGAGCGCGGTTGCGGCGATGAGCGCCCACTCGCGCGTACCCACCTTGCGCCGGTTGCGTACAGTTGACGCGGTTGACGCAGACGCGGTTTTGATCGCGTCCTCCTGTTCTCTTTTTTCAAGGATCTCAAGAGCACGTTCCACTTTTGACTTGAGTCCGTCGCCGTTCATCCCTATCACGACCCACCACAACTGGTAGACGGTCTCTTCGATGCTGTCAGGCTTAGGTGGTGTGGACATGATCACTCCTTCGGGGTTCATTTTATGCGTTTCCTTGTGTCGTGATGGGAGGGAATGCGGTTTGAATGGCCTCGGCGGTCAGGACGATTTCCCCGCCGAGAGGGGTTGAGGAGCCTTGGAACCGGAGTTCCGATCCGGGGGTCAAGACGATAGGGAGGTCGAAGCGGAAATCGTCGTTCGGGGTTTTGTCGCTGGGGGATGCAAGGTTGACCCACTGGAACGGGAGCAGTGTGCCTCCGGGCGGGTTGCCGGAGTAGAGCGCGATTCCGATACGGACGCGGCCTTCGTAGGTCGTCGCGGTTCCGTTTGTGATTCCGGTGTTGATGTGGAGAATCGAGAGCTGGAACCCTGCCGGGACGGTGTACATTCCCAGGCCGTCGGTGTTATATCCGACAGGGATAACGTCAAAGACTTTGGCCGTAGTCGATGGAACGCCTGCCGGGGCGGCGGTCGAGGAGTCTATGATGTAGATGTTTCCTGCGTTCCCGCCGCCTGCCCCTGCGCCGACGACCTGGGCCGAGTTGACGCGGAGCACGTTTGCGGGGCCGACGAGGATTGATGTTCCCGTGGGGACAGCCAGCCAGGCTTGCTGGATGTAGTTCGTGTCGAGGTAACCCACTAGGACGGCGGTCGCGCCAGATCCTGCGGCGGCGTCGTTGGCTGAGTCGCTGACCAGGCCCAGGGTGAAGCCCACGGTCGGAAGGGTCCGGGTTGCGATGGGGGCGGTGAGGCTGGCACCGGGCCAGATGTCAGACCAGTTCGGGGTCACGGCGGCGGCGGGGAGGCGGGCGAAGATCGGGACGCCGCCGGTCGAGATTTGGTTCAGCGCGGCCCAGAGTGGGTTAAGGCCCAGGCGGTAGGGGCTGGAAAGCGTGGTGATGCTCATTTCTTAACTCCTGGGGCCTTCGATCCTGGGGCCGGTTTCTTCGCTGGTTGTTCCTGGGTTTTTCCTGTCACGTCGTCGGGGCCGCCGCCTGGGGCTTGCGCGTTTCCGAGGCCGGTCATGGTCCACGGGATTTTGACCTCGGATAGGGCGTCCATTTCGCGGTTGAGTTTTTGGACGTTGGATTTGAAGCTCGATCCGTTCCAGGAGCGGGAAACGTCCTCGGCGGTGTGGGCTCCCATTTCGAGGTATAGCTGGTCGGCCTTGGCGGTCTGGTTCGGGTCGATGTTGGGCATCGGCGTGCCGTTGACTCGGTGGTTGACCCATGCGGCATGGAGGCGGGGATCTTGCCAGCCGGGACAGGAAATCTTTCCCATGGCGATTTCACATCCGAGCCACATTTCAAAGACGGGGCCGATGAGGTCGAAGTCCAGGCGGTCGCGTTTTCTCAGGGCTCCCCGATAGAGGTCGATGATCGCGGCACGGCTCGCCGAATAGTTGGCGTTGTATCGCATCATGAATGGCTCAAAGGGCATCCCATGGCGAGCGGTGAGGATCGCGCCGAGGGCGTCGGAGAATTCGCCGAAGCTCGATGAGGGGGATTCGGTTTTGAAGGGGATGAGCTTATCGCCTACGTCCATTCCGAAGACGCCCATTCCGGGTTGCTTGAAGCGGGCTTCCTCTATCGGGGTGTAGGTCACCTGCGGCTGGGTGCTCATCGATACGCCGCCGACTCCGGCCACGGAACCGGGAGCGCCTGCAATGATCGAGGATGGTCCGGCACCGGCGACGCCGATCTGGTCGAAGGGGTTGCCGGGGGCCTGTTGCATGTTTTCGGTGACAAAGTTGATGGAGGCGTGGTTGATCGCCTTCTGAGTTTCGGCAATCGTGAAATCTTCGAGCATTTCCCATTCTTGGGCGGTGGCTCCAAGAGGTGCTAGACCTCGGCCTTGTCCGGCGTAGTCGGGGGCGAAACCGTGGAGCATGTTGACTTTTCCACCGGGGCCGATGCGGGGGATGTCGATTTCTTCGTATCCGCCATTTTCCTCGTTCGCTTGGACCCAGATTTTGAAGGCAAGTTCCCGGCCATCAGGACCACGAACGATTCCGTCGGAGAAGCGGCCTACCATGAGGGTTGATGTCACCGCGTCGCCCCGGATCTGGTTGGTGTCCACGACCTCGAATTGGAGCGGGTTCAAGAGGCCCTTGTCGGGGGAGTAGAAGAGGCGGACATAGTAGTCGTTGTCGCGCTCGACGTAGACCTGGACCAGGTGCTGGATTTGATAAAAACTGTGAAGCCCGGCGCGGTGCTGGTTTTTGGAGTTGCACCACAAGGCGAACTGTTCACGGACGTTGGAGGCCCAGACCTCGGCGGCCTCGGGGGTGATTCCAAGGATGTCAAACTTAGGCTCGGGCTCGACGGTCAGACCCGAATCGACGACGGTGTCGGCCCAGCGGTAGACAAGGGCTCCGGCCTGCGGGCTGTCGTGAACGATGTCGCGGGCTTGCTGGCGAAGTTGCCAATGGTTGAACGTGATCCCCGCGATGGGGGCCGACATTCCACCGGGGAACTTGCCGCCGGATGAACGGGACCATGAGCCATAGAAGCCGGGGGCGGCGGCTCGTAGTTTTTGGATGACGGGGATTGCCATGTCGGCGACGGCTTGGGCGGCGGCTTGCTGGAGTTTTTTTGTCGGGCCGGGAAGTAGGCGCTCAAGCCAGGTCTTTTTCATCCCTTGCGCCTCATGCGGACGGTCATCAGGCCGCGCCCGTAGATTTTTTGAAAGTAGAAGCGGTATCGGTTCATCGCCTTGTCGAGTTCGGACCCGACGGCTTCGAGGGATTTCCGCTTGCCTTTGTTCATGCCATCACCGGCCCGCTGTTCGTACTCGTCGAGGGTGGACAGGCTCAGGGTGTTGTAAAGCGTGTCGAGCCGGGTTACCGCGTTCTGCCAATAGGTCAACTGCTGGAGGTAGAATGCCGCCATGTTCGTCGGGAGCGAGTTCATCACCATTCCAGGCGTGTTTCCGGTGTTGGGGTCCGACATGGGGCTAGTTTACGGGACTGGTAGCCGAAAACGCTAGGACGAACGTATACGTTCGGGCTAGGATTTTTTCAGGGGCGGGGTATGATGACAGGTATTCACGATCCGCCTGCCGGACGTCCAGAGCGGTAAACGGGGTCCCGCTCCCCCACTGCCCCGCGCCGGGTTCTACTCCTCCCCGGTTCGGGGCTTTTTTATTTCCTGATGATCCAGTCGAGGTCTTCGGAAAACGTCATTTCGAGAGAAAGCGCGAGTTCATATTCCACGCGAGAACCTCGACTTTCTGTCCATCCAGGAAGAAAAACAACCGCATGAGCATCAAGAAGCGCCTTCGAGTCCTCAACCATGTACTCGCGCCACGTCTTTCCGTGATCGTGAGGTAGAGAGTGCGGATTTATAGGGTCGTGACCAGCTTCTTTTATTTTTCCAGCCATCGCGTCGAATGCCGGTTTGTTGTCATTCGGCTTTCCGGTAATCGGTCCACTAATATAGATTTTCATGATTTCTCCTTGAATTATGCCGCGTTTATCCGCACTTATGCCGTTTTATTCCACCGGAATTCCGCTTCGGACTGCAAAATCACGAAGCACGGTCAGCGGCGTGATGTTTTCCACGATTGTAGTCATGCTTACCTCGGGGTGCTCGCGTTTGAACACGTCGCGCAGGCGGTTGGTGATTTCGTGGAGCCACACGTCCCCCGCGCAGAAGGCGTAGACCGTGCAGTCCAGGGCCTCGACGCGGGTATTCGCGGTGACGGGATGGTAGCTCCCATCCTCACGCAGTTCTTCGCCGAGCAGTTGCGGGAAAAAGTTCAGGTTCAATTCTTCGATGTTTGAGGGGAAATCCATGAACCGGGATCGCTGGGGCAGTCCTTCGTCGGGTGAGCCTTCGCGGGGGATTTCCAGGTTTTGGTAGATGATTCGTTTGTAGTGGTTGGTCCCCACGCGGTAGAAGTGCTGTCCGGAGTTGCCGACCTGGGAGCGTCGGTAGGACACCTCCGAGATCGACCCGGCGCGGTCGCCTTCGATGGCCTTTTTTTCGTGAGACTGGATTGACCGTTCCCCCTTGCATGAGTAGGTATTGTGCCAACTTGCAGCAACCTGGCGGACGGTGGCCGAGACGTTGCCGTCGCCCTCGTCGACGAAAACGAGCTGAATCGGGAAGGCTCGGTCACCTCGTTTGTAGACCAGACCCCCATCACGCGCCCAGTCATCGAGCTTTTTCCAGGCTCCGGCTTTGGGGATGTCGGTTGGGCCTTCGAAAAAGATGTAGTCAATGAGCCAGGTTTTGTATTCCATGCCGTGGCCCCAGACTGCCACCTCTAGGCGGGCGTCTTTGCCGGTCTGCACGTCGATTCCGGCTGTGAGGTAGATGACCCCCATGGGGACCGTCCCGGCTTTGTATGCGCCTCGGAGTATTGCTGTGTTGTCGATTTTGGGTTTCCTCCCGGCTTCCCGGAACGGGAGGCCCAGATACAGGTTCACAAACGAACGAACGGCTGAGGGGCTGTCCTTCACTTTTTCGTACTCGGCGTAAAGTGCGGGCCAGGTCATCATGAGGCTGATCGCCGTCGGTCCGTGGTAGCTCCTGGTGTTCAAATCCATCGCGGGACCTTCGGGAACCCAGTGGCCAGCCATGACCATGGCGCGTTTGTGGACTGACCCCAGGATGATACCGGCGCAGTGTTCGCATAGCAATTCCACGTCGATCACGTGGCCGCCCTCGTCACGGACAGGGAAGAACCGGCGCGGGAATTCTTCGAGTGTTAGGCTTAGGTGCTGTTCTTTGCCGCAGAACGGACAGGGCATGTACCATTTTCGGCGGTCGCCTCGGAGGTATCTGGCATAAATCAGGCTGGCCTCTTCGGTGATGGGCGTCGATAGGCAGAGGATTTTTGCCCGGTTTCCCCAGGCGTTCGTTCGGGCCTTGGCGTTGTCGATCCAGTTTTCTTTTCCGAGGCCGATGGGAGCGCGGTCGAGTTCGTCGACGATGAGCACTCGCTTGGTGTCGGATTGCAGGGAGGCCAGAGACTGACTTGAGGCCATGTCCAAGGAACCGCCCATGAACTGTTTGCTCATGGCGCGGTCACCACCTCGGCGTGATTTGGAGTTTTCCAACACCTCGACCATGCTCATTTTGTGGCGGAATCCCAGGCTGGAAATCATTGGTTCAAGGCGCTTGTTTGCCCACTTTTCGAGCATTTCCTGAGTCGAGGACACGTACAAAATAGAGGTCGGGTTAGCGTCCATCCAGTAGCCCATGACGTTTTCTGACCCGGCAGTGAGACCCCACTGAGCGCCTTTCATGGCGTCGGTTTCGATCACGGGGCTATAAGGGCTCATGTTATCCATGATCTCGACCAGGTACGGCGTATGCGAGTTTTTCCACCTTCCTGGGAACGGGGTGTCGGTGGGCATGACCCGGTGGCCTTCCACGTACTCGCTGATCAGCGGCGGAGGGCGGTGCGAGGGCATGAGTTCGACCATGGACGTAAAAAAGGTTGGGGAATCCGGGGCTAGTTTTAGGGGGGTGGTCACCGTTCCGCCTCCAGATTTTTCAGCTGCCGGGTCATTACGGATTTCATTTCCTCCAGCGCATCGTAGATCGCCACGTCCAGGATCTCGGCCACCCTCGTCGTGGCGGGTGCGTCGGTTCGGCCTAGCTCGTTTGCGATTGTCGTGCCGAGGGTTTGAGGGAGAGCCTGGAGAATCGACGTGTGGACAGTGTAGAAGCGCATGAACACGTTTCGCACGTCCTCGCGGGGGACCAGTTCGCGGGATTTGATGGCGCGGTTTTGCTGGCTGGTCAGGATTTTTTCTTGCTTGAGCGCGTCGTCTAGATCAAGCTCGTCGAACATTTCGGGATGGGTTGCCAGACTCCGAGGGCCACGGGTCGGCGTGACTAGATTCGGCGGAGGCGGCGGCAGGTGCTCAACTGAATCGTCGGGCGCAGTCGGCGCGGACGCGGTTGACGCGCTCGGCTTCGCGGTGGTGACGCGCTCGGGTTTGGGTTTCGGTGGGCGCGGTTTGCGCTTTGACGCTTTGTTGATGCGGGCCTGTATTTTCAGGTCGGCGGGGTCGTAGAAAATAGAGCCGTTGGGGTTGCGGGTATGAGGGAGTTTTCCGGCCTTTGTGAGTTTGGAGATCATGGCTTCAGAGACTTTCGAGGCCTCGGCTAGTTCGCGCTGGTTCAGAGCATGGCCTCAGTGAGCGCGTCACGGGCGATTGATTCCCGATGGACCATGATCTGAGACGGCGTATGTTCATTCATGTTTTACTCCTGCCCCAAAGATTAACCCGCGAATGGTTAACCGTCAAGATGTTAACCCACGACTTAACCAGATTCAAAAACGTGGCAGGTCAGACTTTACGGGCCACGACTAGAC